TACACTTCCTTTAACATTAGATAAAGCAAGTGCATTGAATGCAATTAGATTGACTGGTATTGGATATAGTTCTGCTACATTCACTCCAGATGCCACCTTTGTTCAAACAATAGGTACAGGTCTTACTGCTGCTGGTAGAGTAGTTAATTACGATCAAACAACAGGAGTGTTAAAGTATTGGCAGGATAGAGTTGGATTTAATACAGTTGGTTCTGCTGTAACGGATGCACCATATGGTTATGAACAACTAGAATTTACTAGCAGTCCTTCTACTGGTGGTACTCTAGTAATAACTCCATCAACTGGATCAAATTTACAGATAGATTCTTCCTTTAGCGGTTTCAGCACCTCTATAAATAATAGGACATATAATCTTGGTCAAGATTTTACTAACGGTATTTCTGCTCCTGAAGTTAAAAGATATTCAGGAAACATTATTTACGTTGATAACAGACCATCAGTAAACCGATCTGTAAACCAAAAAGAAGATATTAAAGTCATCTTGCAATTCTAAAGGATTATAAAGTATTATGCCACAGCAAACTAACTTAAATGTAGCACCATATTTTGATGACTTTGATGCGTCTAATGATTACCATAAGGTTTTATTTAAACCTGGGTATCCAGTACAGGCGAGAGAATTAACAACGCTACAATCCATACTTCAAAACCAAGTTGAGAAGTTTGGTCAGCACTTCTTTAAAGAAGGTCAGAAAGTAATACCTGGAAATATTTCATATAGTAGATCCTATTACGCTGTAAAATTAAATAATACTTATCAAGGAGTACCTGTTTCTGCATTTGCAGAGCAATTAGTAGGAACACAAGTTACAGGACTTGTATCTGGTGTTAGTGCTGCGGTTGATAAGGTACTGCTTCCTGCAGACTCTGAAGAAAATACTTTAACCCTATATGTGAATTATATCGGTGCTAATACCACTAATAATTCTACTCAGCAATTTAATGATGGAGAAGAGTTATTCTGCAATACTACATTAGTATCAGGATTATTAGGTAACACTACTATTACTGCAGGAACTTCTTTTGGATTAACTCTATCCAGTAACAATGCAGCTACTGGATCATCTTTCATGATAAATGAAGGTGTTTATTTTATTAGAGGGCAATTTGTAACTGTAGATAAAGAGACTTTAATTTTAGATCAGTATTCAAATACACCTAATTATAGAATTGGTCTAAACATAGTAGAAGAAATTGTCAATGCAGATTTAGATGAATCACTGAATGATAATTCTCAGGGATATAATAACTATGGTGCACCTGGTGCTGATAGATTAAAAATAACTGCAAGTCTATTTAAAAAGTCATTAGATGATTTTGATGATAATAATTTCATAGAATTAGGAACTGTAAAAAATGGTGACCTTAGAACTAAAACAAAAACAGGTAGTTCTGCAGCAACTCCTTTTGACGATACTGTAGCAGAAAAGATATTTGATACTGATGGAGATTTTACTGTAAAAGATTTTGATAGTGTTGTTGCAGAATCTCTAGATGATGGATTAGGTAACAATGGAATATTTAAAGAGGGTGAGTTTACATATGGTGGACAACCTGCTGCAGATGATAAGATAGTCTACAAGATGTCTCCTGGTAAGGCATATGTCCGTGGATATGATGTTGAGATACCAGAAACTATCTTCTTAGATGCTCCTAAAACACGTACTACAAAAGAAATTAAGGATGAACCTATTGAGTATAATACAGGAACAACCTTTACTTTAAATAATGTACACGGAACACCTACAATTGGATTAGGCAATACTTATACTGTAAGTTTAAGAGACGATAGAACTTTTACTGTAGGAGCGAATCCAACATATAACTATGGTAAAGAAATTGGTGTTGCTAGAGTATATGATTTTAAATTAAAGTCTGGGTATGTATCTGGAACTTACTCTGGTGTATCTCAGTGGGATGTAAGTCTCTATGATATACAAACAGTAACTCAATTAAGTGTGAACCAAGCAGTTACACTTTCCACTCCAACCTATGTTAAGGGTTCTAATAGTGGTGCAACAGGATTTTTGAAAGATAGTGTTACTAATGGATCTACTCTTAATCTTTATGAAACAGAAGGTACTTTTATACCAAGTGAATCTTTAATATTCAATGGAATACCAAACGGTAGAATATCTACAGGAATCACTGCATATGGAGTATCAGACGTTAAAGGATTATTTGTAACTGGAGGTTCTTCTACTGGTTTCAGTACTTTTAGTGCAGATATAGTACAAAGACCTATATTGAATGTTGGTATTGCTAGTATTACAAAATCATTCTTCTGGGATGTTGATCCTAAGACAGTGGGAAGTGAACAGATTCATACTGGATTATCTACAGTTTCATTACCTGTAAAAATCCCAGTTAATGATTTCTTTAAATCTGGAGATTTGATTCAATTTACTAATCCAGATAATCAAGAGACTCCAGTAGTTGGTGTTGTTACTGCTATTAACTTTGCCACAAGTGCCACTGGTACTATTACAACAAATGATTTACTTATTAAGAATGTAACATCTAATCCTGGTGTTGCTGGACCTTTACCTACAACCGATGTAGTTGCACAAGATTTTGCAAAGATAAATTCTACATTAACAGATTCTACAGACAATACTCTTTATACTGTATTACCTAAAAAGAATGTATCTAATATTGATCTAACTGATGCATATATTACTATACGTAAGAAATTTGAGATTTCTCAGGTAGATGGAGAAACTGCTACTTCTACTATACCAACAGGTGCAGAAGGTGAGTTTTTCTTACCATTTACACCAGAAAGATATAGCTACTTTAGTAGTACAGGTCAGCAGTATGAATTGAATGAAGATAATGTAGAGATTGGTACTGACAATAATGGTAGAAGTGCTCTTAAGTTTAAAGGATTTAATCCAAGTGAAGATGGTACTGAAAAGCAAGTAATTGCTACATTACAAAAGAAAAATCCAAAATCAAAATTAAAAATAAGAAATGCTGTTAATAGTATTATTGTAGATAAGTCTTCTAATGCTGAATCTGGTATAGGTGCAACTACTGCTAATGATGGATTAACATTTGGTACTTATCCATATGGAACAAGAGTACAAGATGAAGTAATATCACTTAATCATCCAGATATTATTAGTCTATATGGTGTATTTGAGTCTTCAGATACAACTGATCCATCTGCTCCTAAGTTAACTTTAACTAATATTGCTAGTCCATCAACTACAACTGCTGATTTCTTATTAGGAGAAATCTTTACTGGAGAATCAAGTGGTGCAGTTGCTATTGTTGCTGAAATAGTTGATGATTCAAAAATTTGTTTACTTTATAGGAATGATGAAATATTTAAGGAAGGTGAAAGAATATTGACTAGTGAGTCAAACATATACTCATCTATTCAAAAACTAGAAAATACAAGTTTTGATATTTCGGATAATTACAGTTACAATAATGGTCAACAATCCACTTTCTATGATTATGGATTTATAACTAGAAAGGGTGAGAATGAAGCACCTGATAGAAAAATAAAAATATATTTCTCTACAGCATCATTTAATTCTACTGATACTGGAGATATTACTACAGTAGATTCTTATAAAAACTTTAGTTTCTCTAAAGAAATTAAGTCAATAGACGGTCATAGAAACACTGATATTATTGATATTAGACCAAGAGTTGATAATTATACAGTAACTTCTGCTGCTACTAGATCTCCTTTAGAATTTTATGGTAGAACATTTGCACAAACAGGTAATACTGCTCCAAATATTCTAGCATCTAATGAGAATCTATTAGTAACTTTCTCATATTATCTTGGAAGAATTGATAGAATATTCTTGAATAAAGATGGTACATTCCAGGTCAACTACGGTGAACCTGCTGATCTACCAGATTTTCCTAATAGAGTCGATGATTCTTTAGAAGTATGTCAAGCAACTCTTCCTCCATATGTTTATGATGTATCTGAAGTAAAAATTAACTTCTTAACACATAAAGGATATAAGAATTCTGATATAAGAAAATTAGAAAATAGAATTAACAATTTAGAATACTATACAGCACTTTCATTATTGGAATCTAATACCAATAATATGTTTATTGCTGATAGAGATGGTGCTAATAGGTATAAGGCAGGTTTCTTTGTTGACAATTTCAATACATTCGATTCTCAAGAAGATGGTATTGAATTCCAAAATAGTATTGATAGAGCAAATAAGCAACTAAGACCAAAGCACTTTACTTCTTCAGTTGATATGATATTTGGTCCTGTGACCAATGTTGATCCTAATCAAGATCTAGCATTTGCAGAAGCTGGTGGTATTAACGTTAAGAAAACTGGTGATGCTTTAACTTTAGGGTATTCTGAAGTTGAGTGGTTGAAACAAACTTTCGGAACAAGAACTGAAAGTGTTACTCCTTTCTTAGTTCCTTTCTGGCAAGGTAGTATCGAATTAACACCTGCTGGAGATACATGGGTTGATACAGTTAACATTGAACCAAGAATCATCAACAGAGAGGGTAATTTTGCTTCTACTATGGCAAGAGCTCAAAGACAGTTTAATGTAGATCCTCAATCAGGATTTGCACCTACTGTATGGAATTCTTGGCAGACAACATGGACTGGTACAGAAACTGACGTTACTACTCGTACAAGAAATGCAGAAGTAGAACGAGTTACTACTCAATGGGAAGGTCGTAGATTAGTTAGAAGACAAAGAAATGTAGTAAGAGAAGAAACACTAAGTCAACAGGTAAATCGTGTAGATTCTGCTAGAAGTGGAGTAAGAACCCTTGTTGTTGAAGATGTAAACAATACCACACAAGGTACAAGACTAATAAGTAGAGAACTTTCACCAGCAGTAAGATCTAGGAATATTACTGTTGATGGTAAGAGATTTAAACCTAAGAAGAGGTTATATGCATTCTTCGATGGTCAGGATGTTAATAGGTATGTGTTCCCTAAACTACTAGAAATTAGTATGTCATCTGGGGTATTCCAAGTTGGTGAAAATGTTATTGGTGAATCACTTAGATCAGGATCTTCAGGAACTTGGCCAAGTACAACTACTCCATCAATATCTTTCAGAGTTGCTTCTTCTAATCATAGAGAAGGTATATTCAATTCTCCTACTGAAGTATATGAAACAAGTCCATATGATGATGGTTCTATATCATCTTCATATACTGGAGCATCTACTATACTTAATATTGACTTATATTCACTATCAAATGAACCACAAGGAGATTACTCTGGATGGATAGAAAGTGGAATGGTTCTTCGTGGTCAAAGTAGTGGAGCACAGGCAACAATTACTAATGTTAGATTGATTCCTGATAGACATGGTATTCTACAAGGAAGTTACTTTATTCCAAATCCAAGTGGAACAAATCATCCAAAATTTGAGGTTGGAACTAAGGTCTTTAGTCTAATAGACAATCCAAGTAACACAGCTAAAGGTGCAGATACAAGAGGTGAAGAAGATTACATTGCTAGAGGATTTGTTAATACCGTTCAGGAAACTATCATTTCTGTAAGAAATGCAAGAATAGAACATAGAAGACAACAAGAAGATAGAGTATCTAGAACAGCAGTTGGTGCTGCTCAAGTAGTAAGTTCTCGTGCTATCGGTAGTGTTGTTACATCAGAAAGAACTCTTGCATGGGCACAAAATAGTGACCCTCTTGCAGAATCTTTCATAGTTGAAGATGAAACTGGTATTTACTTAACCAGATTTGATTGCTTCTTTAAGAGTAAGGATGATATGGGTGTTCCTGTTACCTTACAAATTAGATCAACAGTCAATGGATATCCAACACAAAAGGTTATTCCTTTCTCAGAGATATCTCTAAATCCAGAAGATGTTGTTTTATCTGACGATGGATCTGTTGCAACTTCATTCCAATTCAAGTCACCACTATATCTTGAAGGTGGAGTAGAGTATGCAGCATGTTTATTATCAAACTCTACAAAATACAGTGTATTTATTTCTAGAGTTGGTGAAGAAGATCTACTTACAAAAACATTTGTTTCACAGCAACCTTATCTAGGATCTCTGTTTAAGTCTCAAAATGCTTCTACATGGGAACCAAGTCAGTGGGAAGATCTTAAATTTACTCTTTATAGAGCAGATTTCGTAGAGTCTGGATCAGTTGATATTTACAGTCCTACTCTTGCAAAAGGAAATGATCAAATTGCAAGATTGCAACCAGATTCATTATCACTCAAATCTAGACAGATAAGAGTTGGTCTTGGTACAACTACTGCAGATGCTACTATTGAATTTGGAAATACAATATCTCAACAAGGATCTCAGGCAACTGGTAACTATGTTGGATCAGCAGGAAGTGCTACTGCATTACAAATAACAAATGCTGGTATTGGATATACACCACTTAGTGGTTCTGCTTTAAATTACAGTAACGTTTCACTAGAAACAATTACTGGACAAGGTAAGGGTGCTAAAGCAGTTGTTACTGTAAATTCTGGTGCTGTAACTGCGGTTACAATAAATGGTGCTGGTGCTTTAGGTGGAAATGGTTATGTGGTAGGTGATGTAATTGGTATTAGTTCTCTAGGAACACAAGGAGCTGGTAGAAACTTTAGAGCAACTATCACTACTATTGGTGCTGCTAGTCAGTTAATTGTTGATGGTGTTCAAGGAGATTTCGTAACTGGTGCAGGTAATACCGTTATGGTTACACGTAGTAATGGAATTACTACAGGATTTAATGATTTCAATGGTGGAGATGTTCAAATCGATGCCCTTGATGTTACCGAAGATGGTTTACATGTTAAAGTTAATCATAGAAATCATGGAATGTACTTCCAAAATAACTTGGTAGGTATCAGCAATGTAACGTCTGATATTAAACCAAGCAGATTAACAGCAGCATATTCAGTTGATTCTACAGATGGTATATCAGTAGAAGATGGAACTATATTCTCAACCTTTGAAGGAGTTGGAGTTGGAACTACAAATAGAGGATATGCGAAAATTGGAGATGAAGTTATTGAATATACTAATGTAACTGGTAATGTAATAGGTGGATTTATTAGTAGAGGATCTAATGTAGTTAAGCATGACTATTCAACAGGAACAGAAATTTATAAGTATGAACTTGGTGGAGTTAATTTACATAGAATTAACAAGACACATAATTTATCTGATGTAACTAAATCAGATCCTATTACTTTTGATTCATATCATATTAAACTTGATATGTCTGAGAAGTTTAATGTAGATAATGATGATAGAAGTGATGACAATGGTTATCGTGCTCTATACATTGATAGAAATCAATCTGCTGGTGGATGGGAGTCATTCGCTACACAGAACATACCATTTGAGATTGTTACTCCAATGGTTCAAAACGTGACACCTGAAGGAACTGCTATTAAGTCTACAATTAGAACAGTTACTGGTCAGAGTATTGATGGTACTGAGACTCCTTGGGTTGACTTTGGTGTAGAACCAGTAACATTGAATGAAGCAAATTACTTAGATACTCCTAGATTGATTGCATCTAAAATAAATGAAGATGCTAAATTGATCAATGTAGTCGAGGGTAACAAGTCAGTTAATATGAAACTAACTCTTAATACTGTTGATAGTAGAGTAAGTCCAATTATTGATACTCAAAGAATGAGTTTAGTTACGACTTCTAATAGAATCAATAATGCTATTAGTGATTTTGCAAATGACTCTAGAGTAAATACTTTAGGAAGTGATCCATCTGCATTTAAATATATCTCTAAAGAAGTCTCAATGACTAATTCTGCTACTTCTTTGAAAGTTATTGTTGATGGTTATCTTAATAACTTCTCTGACATAAGAGCATTCTATGCTATTAGTGAAAAAGACGGATTCACTCCTATCTTTACACCTTTCCCTGGTTATAACAACCTAACTGGTTCAGGTCAAATTATTGATAAAGAGAAGAGTGATGGTAGATCTGATGTTTTAATTCCTAGTCAGAATGAATATAACTTTACTCCAGATGAATCTGAGTTCAGTTCTTATTCGTTTACTATCGATAACTTACCTTCATTCAGATCATACAGACTTAAGTTTGTATTAACATCTACCAGTCAGGTTCATGCACCTAGATTATCTAATCTAAGGGTCATCGCTTTAGCATAATGTTTAAAGTAAAAGGACATGCGGATCTCTCTAGAGATCCTAATAGCAATGCTATCATCAACACAAATACTTTAGAGTATGACAAATACATCGCTAGGCGTAGTGTTGGTGCTGAAAAAGATCAAAGAGTTGATGTTATTGAAAAGAATTTGTCAGATTTAAAAAGTGAAATTAACGAAATTAAATCACTATTAAAGGAGATAGTTATCAATGTCAAATAAGAATATAACCTTTAATACTGACGCAGGTGTTCCTGCAGCAGCAAATCTAGTAATCACTACTGGTTCTAGTTTTGAAACAACATTCACTGTTGTTGATACTAGTAATACTGCTTTTGATTTTACTGGATATACTGGAACTTCTCAAATGGCAAAGAGCGTCGCAGTGGGTGCAACGTTCGGTGCTGTTGGGACATTCACCGTTGGTGTTACCAGTGCATTGGGAGGCAAAATAAAGATCTCAATGTCTGAAGAAGATACCAGAACATTATCAGAAGGTAGGCATGTTTATGATGTAAATGTGAAAACTGGGAGTACTATTAGTAAGTTAGTCAATGGAAATATCCTGGTTTATGCAGGTATTTCTTCTACACCCTAAATATTATATAAGGAGCATCTGTGTAAATGGCACAACCAGCAAGTAGACAACAACTAATAGATTATTGCAAGAGGCAACTTGGTGCTCCTGTATTGGAGATTAACGTTGCTGATGAACAAGTCAATGACTTGGTTGATGATGCTGTTCAGTATTTTCAAGAAAGGCATTTTGATGGTGTATCACAAGCATTTTTAAAGTATAAATTAACGCAGAATGATGTTGATAGAGGAAGGGCAAGAGGAGGAGTTAATGATCCAACAGCAGGTATAACAACGACTACAGCAACCGCAACTATTGACGGTGCTGCAATGGAGTTTGATTGGGAAGAGAATAGTAATTACTTACAAGTTCCACCAGAAATTATTGGTGTTACTAAGATATTCCATTATGATGGAACAAATGCCATGTCAAGTGGTATGTTCAGTATTAAGTATCAGATGTTTTTAAATGATATTTACTATTGGGGTGCAACAGAATTATTAACTTATGCAATGACAAAGACATATTTGTCAGACATTGATTTCTTATTAACAACACAGAAACAGATAAGATTTAATCAAAGAATGGATAGATTGTATATGGATGTTGACTGGAGTAATGTTGGGGTAGGAGATTATATTGTTATGGATTGTTATAGAGCAGCAAATCCAAATGATTATACAAGAGTCTGGAATGATTCATTCTTAAAAAGATACTTGACTCAATTAGTGAAACGTCAATGGGGTCAAAATTTACTTAAGTTCCAAGGAGTTAAATTACCTGGTGGGGTAGAATTAAATGGACGGCAAATCTATGATGATGCTCAGAAAGAGCTTGATAACATCAGAGAACAGATGTCCAATACATATGAATTGCCACCATTAGACATGGTAGGTTAATATAGTGCTTAATCCATACTTCCAACAAGGTGCTAAATCAGAACAAAATCTGATACAGGATATAATCAACGAACAGTTGAGGATGTATGGTGTTGACATACATTATCTTCCTAGAAAATATATGGGAGAAAAGAGTGTTATTAAGGAAGTTGTATCTTCTAAATTTGATGACGCATATCCTATAGAAGCATATATTGACAACTTTGATGGATATGGAGATAACCCAGTTTTACTATCTAAGTTTGGTATTCAGCAGACGAATGAAGTAACTCTTATTATATCAAAGGAAAGATTTGAGACTTATATCTCTCCATTGATGAAAGGGGAAGAGAATGTAAAATTAACCACTAGACCTAAAGAAGGAGATCTAATTTACTTCCCATTGGGAGATAGATTATTTGAAATCAAATTTGTAGAGCATGAGAAACCATTCTATCAGTTACAGAATACTTATGTTTATGAATTACGTTGCGAACTCTTCCGTTACGAGGATGAGATTATTGCAACTGGTGTTGAGGAGATTGATAATGAATTAGTTGGAGATGATCTAGCAGATGGTGAATCAGAAGATGGTATTTCCACAATACTTGGAGTAACACAAACCCTTTCCTTAGTAGGTACAGGAGCATCTGCATCTGCATATACAGGTGTAGTACCTACAGGTGGTATCACATATATTACAGTATCTAGTAGAGGAGGTGGATATCTTGACACACCTGTTGTTGGATTATCATCTGCACCTAGTGGAGGAACAACAGGTATATTAACTGCAATAATGATTGGTGGTATACAAGTATGTAACTTGAATGTAAATGCTAATCAAAAATCTGTACAGAGAGTAGATATAGTTAATCCAGGTGCTGGATATACTGTTGCTCCAGGTATTGCTATCACTAGCACTAGCGGTACAGGTGCTGCTGGAACAGCATATATTGGGGATGGGACTGTTGGAGTGGTTACCCTTACTGCAAATGGTTCAGGGTTCACTACAGCACCTACAATCACCTTTGACGCTCCTGTAGGGGTAGGAACCACTGCTACAGGTGTTGGTGTACTAAATGCTGCAGGAAGTCTAATTGCTATCAATATAACCAATGCTGGAGCAGGATATACATTAGCACCAAATATTACTATTGGTGATCCATCATTAGATTCTACTGGGGATTATAACTTCAATGAAATGGTAACAGGTGCTGTTAGTGGTGCTACTGGAAGAGTAAGATCTTGGAACACTGTTAAGAACGAATTGGAAGTTGCTTCAGTTAGTGGGACATTCTCTATTGGAGAGAAGATTGTTGGAGCAATATCAGGTGCATCTCATGCATTAAGGAGAGCAGATGATATGCCAGATAGTGATGAATTTGCAGATAATTTTGATATAGAAACGGAAGCAGATAAGATTTTAGACTTCTCAGAAACCAATCCATTCGGTATTCCCTAAATAATATACCAGGACTGTAACAATGTTTGACTATTTTTATAACGAAATTCTGAGGAGGACTATTATTTCCTTTGGTACTTTGTTTAACGGTATAACTGTTAAGCAAGAAAATTCTAGTATCAAAGTGCCATTGGCATATGGTCCTACCCAAAAGTTCTTGGCAAGATTAGAGCAATCACCTGATCTTAATAAGGCAACTGCAATGACATTACCTAGAATGTCATTTGAGTTTACAGGTCTTACATATGATCCTGCAAGAAAGGTTACAACGACACAAAGATATACTGTAAAAGATCCAACTGATGGTAAAGAAACAACTAAAGTTTTTATGCCTGTACCATATAATATGCAATTTGAACTTGCTATTATGTGTAAGTTGAATGATGATGCATTACAGATTACAGAACAAATATTACCTTATTTTCAACCAGCATATAACGTATCAGTAAATTTGGTTGGTGCTATTAACGAAAAAAGAGATGTTCCGATTATATTAGAAAATATTACAATGCAGGATGATTATGAAGGAGACTTTACTGCAAGAAGAGTTCTTCTTTATACTTTAAGATTTACTGCTAAGACTTACATGTTTGGTCCTGTTACATCTGCTACCAAGGATATCATCAAGAAGTCTACTGTTACATATCTATCTGGAGAGAAGAGAGGCACAGCAGCGAGAGATGTTACTTACTCTGTCAAACCAAGAGCAGTTAAGAACTACACAGGTGATGTTGCTATCATAGCAAACCTTGCGAATGACATTTCTCTAACAGATACTAAGATTACTGTTGAGGATTCTTCTCAGATAACTATCCCATCAAGTGGTAAGTTATATGCAGATCTTGGTGGTGAAGAGATATGGATTAAGTCTAAGGATGGAAATGATCTAATAATAGAAAGAGGTCAGGATAATACTACTGCAGTTGGTCACCTAAGAGGGGATGCTATCAAGTCTATTACTGAGGCAGATAGTGTTCTTATCGAAGAAGGTGACGACTTCGGATTCGATGGGACTACATTCTAATGAAACAATTAGATAAAGCATTTAACATCACTCCTGAAGTGGTTCCTGAAGAACCCAAACCTGTGGTTAAAGAAAAACCAGACAGGTTGACTAAGAATGATGTTGAAAAAGATTATGACTATACAAGAGGTAATCTTTATAGTATTATCGAAAAAGGTCAAGAAG